GGATTGTATTATCATTGTTGATGAATCTCAAAACCTTAATATGTCTGAGATTAAAGCTATTACAACTCGTATTGGTGAAAACTCTAAGTTAATTCTTTTAGGTGACCCTGCACAATCAGATGTACATGATGGTGAGGCTTTAGATGAGTTTGTAGAGATGTGTCATCACTATGGTATAGAAGCACCTATTGTAAGATTTACAACTGATCATATCGTTCGATCAGATATAGTAGCTCAATTAGTAAAGATGTTTGCTAAAAATAACATATAAGAAAAGGGGCTTAAGCCCCTTTTTTATCTTGGTGTTACGTAAATGTAACTAGCATCTATTAAGCTGTAAATTCTTGAGCTATGTTTCCAAGATAATCGGTACCATCATAAACAATTGTAATAACATCAATTGCGTTTGCTGTTGTTGTCAATGTAGGAGCTCCACCTGGAAATTTAACTGATGTAAATGTACCAGTTCTGCTGCCTGTACCATCTTGTTTAATAATTAATGTCACTGATTGACCAGTTTCAAAACCGGACATTGTAAATGTAGCATTAGTGTTTAAAGTTACAGACTGTAATGATGATTTATTAGGGTCAATAGTAATTGAACTAGCAGAAGTCTTAGCAGTAATTTCTTCTTTAATACCACCTGAAAATGTAGCAGCTTGTGCGAAGGAACTAGTGGTGTTAAAAATTGGGTTTCTAATAAAAGCTAAAATTTTCTGCTTCTTGAACTAAAGTTTCCTCTAATAGCCAATTGGCTCTCCTTTTTAAGAAATTTATTATATTGTATTTATAAAAAACTGTTTCTTTTTCTTATAATCTGTACAGCTGCTGTGATGTACTAAAGCCCCAGAGACCATATGTTTATACTGCAAATGATTCACCACATCCACATGATGCTGTCGCGTTAGGGTTGATAACTTTAAGATATGATCCACCTAATTCATTTACATAATCAATAGTACAACCAGCTACAAACATTTCAGCCATATCATCTATACATAATATATTATCTATTGTAGGACCAAAGCTTTTTGTATTGGTTAATGACCAATCATATTGAAAGCCTGAACACCCACCTCCTTTTACAGAAAGATAAACATATTGATTATTACCTTCTGTAGCTACTTTTTTCATATATTCTTTAGCTGAATCGGTTAGTGTTACCATTATTTGTTTTTAGCTTTAGCTTTACCAGCTTTCATGTTAGCCATCCAATGTGCTAACTGACCTTTTCGTCCACCTTGTTTAGCAACTTTTCTAAGCTTAGAGACAGAAGCTTTAGTAGGGACACCATGACGTTTACTGTCACCTTTATCTTCTGGATTTTTACCATCCATAAAATTTTCTTTTATATTTTTATAAAAAATATTATTACCTGAAAAAATAGACATCATAACACTCTATTTAAAGTCATTTTCTTTTTACCATAAGCTCTTAAAGCTCCTTGTTGAGATCTTTTTCTATTAGCTTGTTGTTGTTTTATTGACTGTGTAGAAGTTGTAGCTTTAGTGGTCACATGTCTTCCTTGTGTACCTTTTGATCTCAAGTAATCATTTGAATTTGGATTAACTTTTTTAGACGTTAAAGGGTTAAGGTTCTTAGTTCTAGGACCTCTAGGTTTATTACCTGCAGTACCAACCATAATAGCTTCCTGTCTTATTTTGACATACTCAGCTTTTCTTTTAATTTTCTCATCACGCATTTCTTCATTTGTCGCCCTTTGTTTGGCCCATTCTTTTCTTTTAGCTATTACTTTATCACGTAAGCTAGGCTCTTCAGGCGGTCTTTTTTTTACAGTAATAGTTTTGGTTTTAGGTCTAGTTCTTGCAAAACCTAATATTTCATTTACTTGTTCTTTATCATTTACCATTGTTTGCAACTCCAATATCTAGCCATATCTTTAGGACCTGGATTATCACAATTGTGTCTTGCTCTGAAAGATTTTCTTCGCTCAGGGTTATCAGCTTTTATCTCCATATTAGGATCACCGAAATTTACTTTAACAACATTACCTTTTGCGTTTTTGACATACACTGATCTTTTCTTTGGACCACCAGGTGTAAGAAAAGGTTTATTTAACTTAACGTTTTTCTTTTTACCACCGTCTTCTTCATCAATATAGATAGCATCTTCTTCAATTTCATTCCATTCATTAAAAACTACTTTGTTATAAAATAGATTGTTCCCTGTTAAAATACTCATATTAATTTTCCTTCTTACTCGAATTGTATGTTATTGCATGCACGGGAGTATTACCTGTACCATGATGAGTATTATGAGTTAGTCTAGTATTTCCAGCTAGTAAGTGGGTATGACCTGTATGTTTATCATGCAATACAATAGGTTTGGTTACAGGTTTAGATCCTGACATCTGTTTCTTTACTCTATTAGACTTTTCTTTATCTATAACACCTGGTCTAGGTTTAGAACCTGCATCTGTATTAGACATCTTTTTAACAGATACAGGACTTACGGTCATTGATTTAGCATTCTTCATAGCTTTGTGATAATTATTTTTATCTTTAAGATGGTGTAACATTTTATGAACATGATCTGGATAGGTACCATGTTTAACAGCAGCTTGGGTATGTACCTCATCATGCTCTTCGTGATGTTTAGGACTTACCCATTTTACTTCTTTTAAATAATAAAAAATATTGTCACCAGATAAAATACTCATTTTATTTCTTAGGACTACCCCAAACCTCTCTAGAATTTACTTTAATAAATCTTTTGTTAGTTTCATTTGTATTTGGATTAGGTATTGTTAAAACAACTTTTTTAAGCTTTAAATGTGCTTGTAGTTGAGCATCTTGTCTACTACTTGAGCTCATGTGCTCTTTTCTAGCGATTTTATGATACTTATTAGGTTGTTGATGTGTAATACCTTTAGATATTTGTTTCGCTCTTTGTCTTTTTTTAGCCATAATAACCTCTATATTTTATCATTATTTAATTTACCATTAGTATAAGTTTCATTTTCGAAGTAAAGATATCTAAATGAAGCTGTACTAGTAATATAATCTATATTAGCGCTCGTAGCATCATATGTAGGTCCATCAACACTGATTGGAAAACATTCTACAAAATTCCAATGTATTAAAGGATTGTTACCATCATCACAACCGAACACAGTAATGTTAGTTGTGGTTCTCGCAAAATCAGATCTACTAGAGATATTGTTAGCGCTTTGTGTGTAGTTACCATATTGATCAAAACTTTCAGGATGGTTTATAGCTTTTAACCATTAACTACAGCTCTATAATTACCGAAATTTTTATCAATTAAAAAAGTAAAATCTAAAGTTGCATAATCAACACCGTTACCAGGTACAAATGCTCTACTAGAATTCAATCTATTAGGTAAAGGTACTTCACCACCTGTAATATTAGGAATAGTTAATCCTTGAAGTAAAAATACGACACTAGGCATATTTTCTGCTACTGCATAAAAATTTTGTGGAGCTACAAAAGAAAGCTCTGGTATTCTACTGGATACTGTATTATAAGATAATGCCATATTATATTTATAATAAAAAAAGAGGCAGCCGCGGCTGCCTCTTTACAAAGAACGTAATCGACTTAAACGTTGTCGATACGGAACTTACGATAGTAAACGTTAGTGTTGTGTGCAACAAGACCACCAGCACTATTAACAGCAGCAGCTCCGCTAGCGAATGGGTTTGAAACCATACCATAACGAGTCTTAAAGCCGATTTTTGGCTGGAATGTTTCTTGTGCAACTGCACGTACCATTTGCAACGGAACGTATGGGCAATAGAACATACCTGCGTCCATGTTGTTTGAACCCTTATAACCAACAACAGCATAGTCACCTGAAGTTGCATATGGGTCAACGTAGACTTTCATACGACCATTCAATGTACCTGCAAATACACCTGAAGTTACGTCAACATTCAAGTTGTCGTTTAAGCCTGATGAATAGTCAAGAAGACCAGCCATTGTCAAGCTAGAAGCAACGTTTGCAGAACAAAGAACGAAGTTACCTTTACCACGGCGTGTTTCGAAAGCAACTTTATTAGCTTCTTTCTCAAGCTGTAGCATAAGACCTTTTTGACGCTCAACTGACCAACGGCCTTGACCGTCTGCAATGAGATCAAATACACCGTCATTTGTTAAGCCGTCTGCACCATACTTAGCTTGGCTAACCATTGTGCGAACAACCTCACGGTTGATTTCAGCAAGAATTTCAGTTGACAAAATGTTTGACAACTCAGCTTCTGCATCCAAACCATGAACAGCTTTAAGGTCTTGAACTAATTCCATGGTGTACT